CACTTGTTCCACTGGCACTAGCTGAGTAATTTTTGTAGAGTAGATACCAGAGTATGAACCAAACCTGTAAACACAATAACGACAAGATGAAATGCGAAACTTGCTTTGAAGAAAAGTTTGGTAAGGTATGCGATAACTGCAAGCTACGCAAGAGTACATTTTCAGCTAGTGCCAGTGGAACAAGTGGAGGAAAAGAAGGCGGACGTGACTCAATTTGTAAATGTAGTATAATAGGGGTATGAGTAATCCAGTAGGAAGGCCAGTATTATACAAAACAGAAGAGGAACTTCAAAAAATTATAGACGAGTATTTTGACTATTGTGATGATAGGGCCGTTAAAGCGGTAAACAAAGACGGTAACGAATATATGATTAGTTCGCCAGCACCATATACCATGAGCGGACTCGCAAGACGATTGGGAATGAGTAGAGAAACGCTTGTGCAGTATTCTAAGAAGGAAGAATTTTCTGACGCTATTATGCGCGCGCGCGACAGAGTTCAAGAAGATGTAGAGAATAGACTCATGGAAACAAAGAACGAAAAGGGCGCTATTTTCAATCTAACCAACAACTTTGGCTGGAGAGCAAAGACTGAAACTGACATAACTTCAAAAGGAGAAAAGATAGAAGGAAATCAAATAGTCTTTTCAGATTTTACCAATGCAACAAATAGTAAATAAGGTATATAAGCCATTATTCACTCAAAAACCTCGTTACTTCATCTTAATGGGTGGTAGAGGTGCGGGTAGATCAACTGTCGCTTCACAACTTGCCATAGCCAGACTCAAAGCTCCAGAATACTTTAGGTGCGCTATTATGCGTTATATCTTGGGAGACATTCGCAACTCAATATACAGAGAAATAACAGACCGAGCAGAAGAAAGTGGTATTTATGATGAATTAAAAATTAATGATTCAACTATGCATATTGAGTATGGAAACAATTCTATTAACGCTGTAGGGTTTAGAAAGTCATCAAGCGATCAAAAATCTAAATTAAAATCACTTGCAAGTTATAACTGCGTTATCGTTGAAGAAGCTGACGAAATACCTGAAGCCGACTTTATGCAGTTAGACGACTCACTTCGTACCTTAAAGGGAGATATAACAATTATACTTCTACTTAATCCACCCGCTAAAGATCATTGGATAGTTCAGAGATGGTTTGATTTAGAACCAACAGAACAAAAAGGATTCTATAAACCGAAATTAAAATCCTCAATGACAAATACCGTTGCTATAACCAGTGACTATCACGACAACGAAATAAACATCGCAGAAGCCAGTAGACTTCAATACGAAGAATACAAAAATAGTAAACCAAGCCATTACTACAACATGATTAAAGGATATGTACCAGAAGTACTACAAGGTAAAATTTATGATGGTTGGCAGATCATTGATGAAATACCATTTGAAGCAAGACTAGAACGCTACGGATTAGACTTTGGTTATACTAACGATCCTACAGTTATTATAGCTATTTACTACTACAATGGAGGCTATATTTTAGATGAGGTGTGCTATCAAACAGGAATGAAAAACAAAATGATTGCTGATTTACTTAATAATCTTCCTAAAGCCTTAGTAGTGGCGGATAGTGCAGAACCTAAAAGTATTGAGGAAATAGAAGGATTTGGAATATCTATTATTGGTGCAACTAAAGGTCAAGGTAGCGTTGCAAGGGGAATAGACTGGGTGCAGTCCCAAAAGATTAGTTTAACAAGAAAAAGTGTTAAAACCAAGAAAGCATACGACAACTACAAGTTTGTAATAGATAAAGATGGAAACATTTTAAATGAACCAGATGACACAATTCATGAATGGTCAAACTCTATGGACGCAGTAAGATATGGGCTGGAATCATTTAAACCAAAGGTTTCAAAAGGTGTTATAATAGACGAAAGTATACAACTTGCCAGTATATGAAATACTCATTCATAATACCAACATTAGACTTAAAGAAACTAAAGAACTTCAAACTTCCTCCAGAATCAGAGTTAATACCAGTAGTCGGTGCTAATTCATTCTTTGATGCTTGGAGAAAAGGAATTGAAAAAGCTAAGGGAGAATATCTAGTACTAACACATGATGATACAGAATATATAGAGTTTATTAAAGACACTAGATATTTAGAGCCGTTTGTTGAAAGTTGTAAAAAATGCGACTTGAGAATAGATTGCAACAAAAACCACAACATTGGTGGTGCCATTGGAACAGCAGGAACTACAGTCTTACACAAAGATCAGCCGTGGTGGTTCTCTACTGAAAGACTATTGGGTGGAATACTATCAGGTCAGATATGGAATGGAGAGGAACATAGTGTTTTTGGAGAATTTGGAGAAGTTGTAGCATTAGACGGAGTTTGTATTGTAATTCGTAAAGATGTGTTAGAAGAAGTACTACCAGAACTATTAAGTAAGAACTACGGCACATGGGACCTCTACGATCAAATATTATCGTTAGAATTGATTAAGCGTGGTTACAGACTGTTTACAGTACCTATGAAGATAAATCATGCTAGTAAGGGAGGAGACAAATGCCCATCATTCTTTGACTCACTTGATAAGTTTAAAGCAGAATACTTAGAAAACAAAACATGGAGAATATAAATTGGAAGTGGGAAGTTAATAGCAGTAGTCCAGAATGGAAACGTCTTGTTAACCATATGGTCAACGGTGGAGAAAAAGATGAATTTGCAAAACTTACTAAGATGTATGGTAAGGCGTATTTACACTACTTGGAAGTATCGTATTATGCTAAAGATAACTTGTCTGATAAATTATTTTGCAAATACAATGGAAAAGTACCAGTATCTTTTTTAAAAAAATTAAAACATGGAGAATAAACCAATAAAGGAACAAATCAGTCAAGCAAACGCTCCCGTATATATGGATGTAGCAACAGATATGCTAAAAAAGAAAAACGGATTGTTTTCATTCATTATCAAGATAGATGGTAAAAGAATATCAGATTATGTAATGATGGATTCTAAAACACAATGGAAGAACGAATAATTGAATTTTTTACAATAGTCGAAAGAGAAACACAAGGGTTAGCCTATGGAACGATTACAGGAACGGTACTTATTCAAGAAGGATTACCAGTAATAAATACACTTAATTTAGTTTTAAGTAAGAGAAAACGCTATAAGACGGGAAAAGACGAAAAAGAACAATGAAAAAATATCAACCACTAACAAAAGAAAAAGTCAACTCTATTTTTGGTGCAGGAATGAAAAATGCCTTAGAAAACAAGGTCATAGTCGGTGAAGATGTTTTTGCTGGCGTAGAGGAAAAACAAATAATCGATAAAGAGGACACCCCCGCAACTCTTGCCGTCAAAAAGGTGATTTTAAACTTTTTTAAAGACAGAAAGTCGGGAAAGTCTCTTGTTGGAAGCCATGGTGAGTTTAATATATTTATTTCTGAAATTGTAAATGCCGTAACCGACAACTTAAGATTTAACGAGTTGGGTAGTGGTCGTAATATTCCAAAACTTGTTAAGGGTGTTTTAAATATGTCTTGGCTTAGTAGAAATAGTGGACAGATGGCTCAAATACTAGAAGAAATAAATAGGGCAGATAGTTTACCTCTTTATGTTGAACTTGGCATAAATGGACACATTATACACAAGTGGTCAGTGACTACCAATATTAAAAAATATTATATGCATAAAATAGAAAGAGGAACTGAAATAACAGAGGGGGTCAGATCTCAAATAAAGAAACTTTTAAGTTCAATTATTAACCATTCCACTAGTCGCGTCACATATGGTGAAGTGGCCTTCACGGTAGACGTTACCAAAGGTGCTTTTCATGAACTTTTTATTAAAGGATACCGAGAAACTTCGACTGGTAGGTTTAAGTTAACAGACCAGACAACCTAGTTTTTATTTAGTGGCTTGTGTGGGCGTAAGCCCTTCTTCGGACTATATAGAGTAAGTCTGAGAGCACGAGCTACTTAATAAGGATTATGAAAACAGATACTAAATACAAAGAA